TATTCACGTCTGAACGGATGATTTTGCCCTGAGGTGGAAGTCTCCAACCCTTGGCATGTGTATCCTCCGTCGGTCCCATAGTAAAGAACTCGTTCTTGGCAAGCTTCAATTGCTTGAATTCAGCTTCATACTTACGGAGAACCAGACGTTCATTCGTAAAGATCTTAAAGTATTTGTGGTGGAGTTTGGGGATATTCAGTGCCTCGTTGCCAAGTTCTGAACGGTCTAGGTGGGAATCTTGTTCCCACAGTGCAAATATATCATCTATCTTCATAATAACCTTTATATCACGGTTTACGAATTAAGTACACCTATTTCGCGTCGTAAATAGCGAAAATCTACCGTGCACTCAACATAATTAACATCGGTATCCATTGTAGTAAACTGAAGGTCTGAGATATCGATAGGGAACAAATCATAGAACGTTGCTGACATATTGCCAAGCTTTCTGCTATTATTAATCACTAGTGTAGCATCTGAATAGAGACCATCATTACTGTTTTTTAAATTAGCATATTGTGTAAAGTTGGTCGGTGAACCAAGACCTTCCATCCAGTTATTAATCTCTAGGTAATCTGACATATCCTCATTGACACGAAATGTAATCGTCAACGGTGAATACACAATCTTTCCCGAGTTTGGAATAATCACAAAAGGTGTGGCAGTGTCTGTTGATGTCAGTGACATGCCAGGAAGACGAACTGTCTGTACATTAAAGTTAAGGTTCGGTGTACGAGACAAGACGAACTTAAAACTAAGTGGTGAAAGGAAGTTAGGATTGGTTGTCTTAGCCACTGTATATTACCTTTAAGCTGATATTATCATTATACACTGTTCTATTTATATTGTACATAAAAAAAGGAGGAGGACCTTTCGATCCCCCTCCCAGTTTGTGGTTGGTTACCCAACTCTTATGATTACATAAGGTTGTTAACAAGAACGCGACGGTAGTACTTGTTCGAATCTTGCTCAAGAGTTGCAGTCGAATCGGCTGCAGTTGTACCCTTAGCGAATGGATTCGGCGCCATGCCGTAACGTGTCTTAAAGCCAATCTTTGGTTGGAAGCTGTTTGGATCAACTGCACGTACCATTTGTAGTGGAACGTATGGGCAGTAGAACAGACCAGCGTCAAAGGCATTCGAACCCTTGTAGCCAACAACTAGGAAGTTGGTGCCTGCATATGGATCGATATAAACCTTGATACGACCGTTAAGAACACCAGCGAAGGTGTTGCCTGTGTCGTCAACGTTCAGGTTGTTGCTGTTAAGAGCAGGGGCGTAGTCAAGAACACCAGCCATCTGAAGAGCAGACGCAACGTCTGACGAACAGATGATAATGTTACCCTTACCACGACGTGTTTGCTTAGCAATCTGGTTACATTCACGTTCGATTTGGAACAGAAGACCCTTGAACTTTTCAACCGACCAACGACCGTTTGAGTCAGTGTCAAGATCGAAGATACCAGCAGTTGTAGTACCCTCAGTTGCACCCTTTTCAGCAGTGATGATGATCGAGCGAACAACTTCACGGTTGATTTCAGCAAGGATTTCACCCGAAAGGATATTGCTGAGTTCTGTTTCAGCGTCAAGACCGTGAATTGCCTTCAGATCCTGTGCAAGTTCAAGCGAGTATTCAGCCTTAAGGGCACGTGTCTTTGCAGATACAGTAACCTTTTCGATGCTGAAGCCCATTTCTGGGAAGATGTAAGTGCTGTTTGAACCAAGCAGTTCGCCTGTTCCAAGCAGAAGACCCATCGTATAGTTATACGTTGAGTTGCCGGCGTTGTTCGAAGAACCAGGAGCCGTACCAACAGTGTTGGCACCAACAGCAGTTGCTGAACCAGCACCTGTGTTAGCAGCATTAACGCCAGCGCCAAGGCGTGACGAGTGACCTGTGTTTGCTTCGTTATAGAATGCTTCTGCGCCCAGTGATTCTGAGTTAGCATACTTTGCACGCATTGCGAAGATAAGGCCGGTTGGACCTGTCATTGGCTGAACGCCGCAGACATCGTATGCGATTAGGTTTGGCATCGAACGACGAACCAGTGAGATAAGCACTGGGTCAAAGTTTGAAACGTTACCAGCAACGTTTACTGGCGACTCACCAAGTAGTTGCTGTGATTGACCGTTTTGTGCATCTTCGCGAAGAGCATTTTCGGTGTTTTCTAGAATTTGTGCAGTGACTGCGCGCTTGTGGGCAGACTCGATCGTTGGTAGATCGGCATGCTCAAGAACGGGCTTCCACTTATTTTGGACTTCCTCAGCTAACATTGTATTCTCCCTTTACCTTTTTGGTATCTTGGTTTTGGTATATTATTTATTAGTTCTTGAAATTGCAGCTGCATAGTGAGCCATATGAGCAGGAACCGGAGCAGCCTGTTCGGTCAGTTCTTCAGCTTCTTCAGCAATAACACCGGTTGAGACAACCTTCTTGCCTTCGGCAAAGTACTTGTCCTTGATGATGTTAAGCTTCTTGGCATAGGTTTCAGCATCGTTGAAATCAATACCTTCGGCAAGTGTACGAAGCTTTTCAACCTGAGTGGCTGCAAGACCTTCGCTAACTTCATCGAATGTAGCTTCTTGTGTGGCTTCATCGATAACAGCTTGAAGTTCAAGTGTAGTGTTGATCGACTCGTCAAGCTTTGCTTCAAGTTCTTGAATTTGTGCATGCAGTTCACCAAGAACGTCGATCTTTTCATCAGGAACGTTGATGTATGATTCTGCAAACAGGTTACGAAGACCTTCCATGAAGTTCTCAGCAATTTCAGAGCGAAGTGAAGACTCGATAGCAAGTTTGTTGTCTTCAATCCACTGTTCAACAACATAATCAAGATACTGATCGATCTTGGTTGTCATTTCTTCTTTAACTTCTTCTACTTGCTCAGAAAGTGCTTCAGCAAATTCTTCTTCAAGACGAACAGTTTCAAGATTCATACGAGCTGTAAGTGCAGCTTCGAAAAGTGTCGATGCACCTTCTTTAAATTCTTCAGTAAGATCTTCACCGCTAAACATAGCAGCGATATCTTCCTTAACAGCACCAAGAGTTGCACGTGGCATTTGGCCCATACCTGTTTTACCAGGAGCGGTTGCTGATGGTGTTAGAGCGGCTTCCTTGCCGATCTGAGCTAGCGCATCGTTAAGGAAGTGAGAAAGATCTTCACCCTTAAGTTGTGCTAGAAGTGATGTGAAAGTAGCAAGCTTTTCAACTGTGCTAGCGCCCGCGCCCGGCTTTAACGTATCCGAACCAGCTGATTCTTCGATATCGTTCTCAACGATTTCGTTTGTATCCATATCTGACATTGTACACTCCTTGTGAATTTTATTTATTTATATTAGATTAAGATTTGGAAATTTCGTTGAGAAAGTTCTCAAAGATCTGTAATTTACGTTCTTCCAGCTCACGTGATCTTACAGCAGATTCAACCTGCATCTTAGATTTATGAGCTACCAACATGCTATTTTCCCAGATCCATTCAACACCTTCCATGATGCCATTAACGAATGCATCAGGGGCTGAAGGATCGGCAACGATATCTGCAGCGGTTGCTAGATGGAAATCGTCTTGAACCTCGTTAATACCTTCTTTGTTGAGACGCAGAGATCCCATACCACGAGAAGATACACCAAGCTTAACACCAGACTCAATAAGACCACGAGCTGTATTGCCCATCGGGGTGTCTGTTAGTCTAGCTTTACCGATCCAGTTAAGACCTTCTTGACGTAGACTTGTGATTACGTGAGATACACGATCAAGATTGATCTGCGGGCCATCAGGGTGACCTAGTTCACCAAGAGCGCGACCAGACTTGACGTATGACTCGTTATAGCGTTCTACTTCTTTGGCAAGAGTTTCTACTGGGTACATACGACCATTACGGTTCTTGATGCCACCTTGCAGGAAGATGCCTTCGATGAACATGTTCTTCTTCCCGTCTTCACGGGCTTCGGTAACAACGGTTACATCTTCAGTAAGTTCAGTAATTAGTTTCATGTCTCTTACCTATTGTTATATTCTGAAATGAATGTGCCCTGCTTCTGAAGCTCAAGCATGCAATATGCATTAGATGAACCGACAAAGTTAACTACAAGGTTTGCAGTAGGGTTAATGTTCAGAGGCATACCGCAGCCAGCATATTCTTTTTGACCGGTTGAATCATATGTCGCAACTAGTGTTGCTCCACGGAAAACTTGAATGTGACCAGTTCCATCACAACCCCAAAAAGCTTGAGTAATATAAGCGCCCGAAAGGATCTCGTCACCAATAGCTACACATGTTGATGTGCCATTAACGTTTGTTGTCGTGCTATTACCAGACAATATAATATTGCCAGAGTTTGCAGCGGATACGTGAACAACAAACGATGTATTTTTTCTACTAGAAATTGATACAGCCATTATTCACCTCTATACGTGATAGCAAAGTCTAGCATTTGTTCTACACCTTCAGGTGTTGCACATGCTGTCATGAACTTTGTCTTGTTGTCTTCGTTAAGCTTCTCAAATACGTTTAACATAACTCTCTGATGTGATTCTGAGATATCGCTTAGACGATCTTGAAGGCGCTCTTCTTTGTTGAGTGGCTTACCACCGCGTTCAGCAGTCAACTTAGCAGCGATCGCCATTACACGGCGCTTTGCAGGTGACTTGCCCTTGAACTGAGGAGCATCAGACTTCGTGAAGTCCTTGATATATTTCCCCATTGGAGTCTTAGCAGTCAGCTTCTCGTCAAGCTCAACTTCTTCATTACGAAGTTTTGCTTTGGCACGCTGAATAAGGCCAGGATTATAGACGCCAGTTTTCTTTTTGATCTTTTCATCTGCTGTATCGATACCTACACCACGACGAACCGGAATATCACCTGCCTTGGCTTTTTTACGATAGTCAACTAATTTTTCAGTCGAAAGTTCATCAAGCTCTTCAACTTCTTCGTTGGCAATCTTGCGAACCGTATTCTTACGATTATAGTACTTGCGAGCGTCGTCAGCACTTTTACCGCTCTTTTTAAAGAGATCTGGAAGTTGCTTACCAGCCTTCTGAGCATATGAATCCTTAGCCGCGGCCGAGACTTCATCGAGTTCTTCAGCTTCCTCAGCAACTTTCTTCTTACCACGAAGAAGTTTAAAGTCATGAGCATCAACCTTGCCATTCTTGTTGGCATCGATCTTGTGCTGATTGCCCTTAAGAGCTTCATAGACTTTTTCGTCTTCGCCAGGGTTATAGCCCTTACGACTTTTACGACGGTCGATGGTCTTGGTGTTGCCATTAAAGACATCGTCACCATTTCCGTTGCGGTCGGCAGTCTTGGCAGTAACGTGCTTGTCGATAAACTTTTGTTCATCGGCAGACTTTACCTTCAAGTAACCTTCTAGAAAATCCTTAAGCGTCTTCGCCATCGTCGTCCAGTCCTTCTAAATCTGAGTCATCAAATTGTAAATCTTCGTCTTCCAGGTCTAGATCGTCGACATCATCAAACTCGTCCTCATCGATGTCATCATCGAGATCGTCGTCTTGATCTTCTGGTTCTAACTCTTCTTCGTCTCCAGCATAGATACTCTGCGCTATACCTGTGCGCATAGAGTCTAAAGCTTCGAGAGCTTTTTGGCCCATAATGTCGTTAAATACCGAAGCAAACTTGGTTGGTTGTTGGTCCAGTCCGGAATCGATAAGATCTTCAATGTTTGGCATAATTTTTCTCCAATTTTCTTTTATTTATAATCAAGCAGGTTTCTTCACCACATCAGGAACAGCAGGACCGAAGTCTGCATCCTTAGGTGGGTTTACAGCAGGTTCGCTAGGAGGAGTTCCAGCGTCATCTGGCTGCATGCCTGCACCAGGAACAGGTTGTCCATCAGGTCCTAGTTCTGGTTGGTTATATTGTGGGTTATTTACTTCATCTGCAATTTGCTTATCAATCTCTTCCATATCTTCATCTGTCTGATAAAGAACGTTGCGACGAATCCACTCGTGTGAGAAGTATTTGCTGGCGTAATCATCCACATCACGAAGCATCGATACACGATCACGAAGGATCTCGGTGTTACGTAGTTCTGCAAAGTGATTGTCTTCGGCATACTCAAACTTAAAGTTTGTTTTGAACTCGGCCCAGTCTTCTGAGGTGATAACACCCTTAAGGATAAGTTGCTTCTCAAGGATTCTGGTAAACAGATCAGAGAAACGCATTCTTAGGCGAGTAATAAACTTGGCGAACTTAACCTCATCACGTGTAATCTCTGTAGCACGGCCGAAGCTGTACTGTGCAGATGGATCCATACGACCAATAGGAACGTTCAACGACTTATAGAGTTTATTCTGGAAGTATGTAACGTCATCCATCTGACCAAGGTTCTGGCCGCCCGGGAGGGTAGTGATTTCTGTTCCCTTACCGCCTTCACGACGTGGAAGCCAGAAATCCTCTAGCATGGTCATGTGTTTGCGGTCATCACGGATTTCACCGGTAGCCGAGTCGTATACGACCTTGTTCTTGAATCGTGTCATTACGTCACGAAGATATTGTTCAGCCTTCGGCTTAGGAAGATTACCGACATCGATGTAGAAGATACGACGTTCAGGTGCACGTGAGATACGATAGATGACCAATGAGTCTTCCATCGCTTTCAACATGTTTAACGGTTTGATAGCTTTTTGCAGGTAACCAATAACAAGGTCACCATTGACGTTTACAAGACCAGATGACACATTGACAATAGAGTCTATGGCAATCTTAAGGCCTTGTGCACCGGTATCTTGGAAAGGAGCTACGTTATTAGGAACGCCAGCGGTCTTTGCAAAACCTTTTTCGTTATAAATGTAAAATTCGCTACTAGCTTGTGGAACGGTTACATTGGATGTAGTTGAAACTTTTCTTTTCTTGACGGTACGAACTTTACGGATCTTGCGCGGATCTACGTAACGAAGTTCTTTGATACCCTCACGAGGGTTAGTCTCATCGATCATAGCATGATAGATTAGACGCCCGTCAACGTACCACTTCTTAAAGATCTCGTACGCGTATTGGTTAAACTCTAGAAGGTCGACAACATTATCGAACTCTTCTTGAATTAACTTTTTAATTTTATCGGGTTGCTCAAGGTCATCTAGATTAAGACTGACGATCGATTTCTTAGGATCTGCTACGATAGCTTCGTTGACAATATCATCGATGGCCATCTCGACCTCTGGATGCATTGCAACTTCACGATACTTATTGACTAACTCTGCTTCTGTACGAACTGCACCGTCAAGATCAACGAATGTACCATAGACACCGCCTTCGGCCACAACCATTGCACCATCATCGGTAGCTTTGGGTGTGAACGAAGGAATGTCGATCGGTTCAACTTTTTTCTTGATTTCAAAACCAAATAATTCGGCCATGGGTTCTCCAATTTAAATAACAAAAAAATAAGGGGGATGGTTACCCCTTATTTATCAGGCGCCCCCGGCCCTATCTGTAGTTCCACCACTTACTGTCCAGTAGTCGTATGAGAACGTAACCTGGAATGATTCGATCTGGTCGGTATTTGCCCAATCCATTTCGATCGGTGAGATAACGCTTGGAAAGATTCCATCGAACTTATATTCACGGATTGGCGAACCATCCTTAGAATATTGAATTACAGTAGCGTTAGACTTATAACGATTGATTTCACGAACGTTACGCTCAAGACGGTTGATGCGGTTTGACCACTCTTCCATTGCGTTACGGATCAAGAAATCTTCATCGTTAATAATCGTTACTGTCCAGTCACCGAATGTTCTGTCTCCGGCCAGCTTCATCTGACGGCCGAAGTAAAACACTGGAATCACACCGAGTTGTGATTCCGGAATCTGGGCAGCTTGAACCATAAATGGTGTCTTGAGATCTCCAGAAGCATTCGCAGGGTTGTTGATACGCACCTGGAATAGATTCTGACGAGCACCACCGTAGACCAGTTGGCTTCTCATCTCATTAATATTAAAAGCCATTTGCTTTTCCTCCTAGTTTCTTTTATTTATTAGAACTGGCCAACAACTTCATTGAACTCTACACCCGAGCGAACAGCTACGAAGTTCAACTGGATGAAGTTGATGCTCTTAGCAGGCTTGATGTAGATGTCACCAACAAAGCGGTTTGTATCGATAACTTCTGGAGTATTATTTGTTTCGTCACAAACAACACGGAAGTCAGTGATACCACGACGGCCTTGAACATCACGGAGGAATGGTTCAATCAGGTTAAGGAACTGCGCTCTTGTGAACTCGTCGTTGAATTCGAAGAGCATCTGATTTGCAGCAGTAGCAATGGTCTTTTCTAGGACGATGAACAGACGACGTACGTTGATACGATCGAATGCGCTTGGACGGCCGAGTGCCGTCTTATCACCGAACAGAACTGTTCCTTGGCCTGGTTGTGTAATTACTGGGTTAACGTCATTCTTGTACAGAAGATCGCGATCTGTCTTATTTGGGCTATATGCCAGCTTAACAAGATTCTTGATTTGACCACGGTTATAGCCAGCAGGCGAGAACCAAGGATCACGAAGATCATCTGAACGAGCTGTCAGACCTGCAATATCACCGTTCAGTGGAACATAGCGATATACATCGTTGTACTTATCGTACTGGTACTTGTAACCGGAATCGATGAATGCATACGAGCTGTTACGTACATTCTGACGGAATGTTACGATGTTTGAAGCTTGTGAACCTTCGGTATTTGCTCCAACAACATCATTCTTATCAGGCGAAATAAACACTACACAATCTTTACGAACATCTGCGATGTTGTCGATCAGATAGTTAGCAAGTTGTGCGCCGTTTGATTGACCTGTTGCCTTACCAGCCATAATCAGTGATACATCAACCGATGATGCATCAGCAAAAAGGTCATACGCATTTGCAAGAGCAGCTACCGTAGCAGTGCTTTCTGTTATACCATCACGTCCACCGATGAATGATTCGGAAAATGGAAGTGAAGTTGTTGAGTTTGCAAGTAATGCAGCAGTGTTAGTTGTAGCATCACTACGGTCGTTGGTTGCCCATACGTAACGTGAGTTATCATTGATAACAGTCTTGTAGAATGCAGTTGTACCATCTTCACCGATTGCATCTGTAGCACGTGATAGATTCTCGTAAACCTCAAGAACTGTTCCTGGAGTTCCGCTGAACATACCATCTTCGTCTACAACCACAGCACTTACCTGATCGACTGTAGTCAGACCACGATCTGAAAGATAACGCGATGTTCCTGGTGCTGTTGCAACAGTATTGTAGAATTCCCACTTACGAGTAATTGTGTTCGCTGAGAAGTTAGAAGCACGATTCCAAGTATCTTCAAACGTAATATCAAAGAATGCAAGACTTGAGGTGTCTTCAGATGTTATTAGCGGAAGTGATTTAATCTTAAGTGTCTGTGTACCAACTGTACTATTACCAAGTTCAATGTAGTCGCCAACAGAGAGTGACTGAAGAATAGTATTGGCAGCTGTTTTGGCTTCGGCATAGGTAAGATTACCACCACCAACACCTGGTTCAACCCACGTAAGTACAACGTTAGCAACACTTGAGTTGACGTTGATGCTAATAGCAGCATTAGAAAGCTGTGCTAGTTTGTAGTCTGTTGCAACACCGCCAACTGAGGTATTGCTGAACATATCAATTGAGCGTGAATACTGATTTACAGAATCACACATTGAAACACGGAGTGAGTTGCCAAGATCGCCTGGATAACGAGCTACAAATTGCGTATTTACAAACGTAGCATTTGCAGGACCTTTATCTTCAAAGTCATCCGCATTCTTGACAATGCAATTTGCAAGAGCAACAACACCGCTATTAGCAACAGCATTGAAAGCAAGAGTATTTGCAAAGAAGTTGAGTTGAGCATCTGTAGAAGATGTGGCATTAGCAGACAGAATAACAGTGGTATTTGATACACCGGTCGAGGTTGCCGAAACAACAAAGGTTCCATTCGGAATACCAGCACCGAATACAGCATGACCCGCAGCAACACCATAAGAATTACCAGTTAGGATAACTGTTGTATTGCTATTAAGATTTGCTGAAGCAGCTGCAACAGTGTTCGAGAAACCGGTTGTTACAGCAGCACGACTTACATAAAGAGCATTACCATATGCAAGGAAGTTAGCAGCAGTATAAAATGTTTCGTAGTTATTATTTGTAGGCATGCCGTATCGGGCGGCCAGAGTATTTTCTGAATCTACAAGAATGAACTTGCCGACAGGACCCCAACGAAATACTCCACCAATAGCACCAACCGTGGTTGCTAAAGCCGGAATTGTTGTTGTAAGATCAATCTCGGAAATGTTAATTCCAGGGCTGACTTGAAACGCCATTGTAATCTCCCTTAATCGAAGGTGTTTAACCAGTACTTTTTCTTTTATTTATAATTTAACCAGATTACGCAAATAGACCCTTGAACTCGGGATTCCACTGCTGAGACATGTCAATGACCTCTATTCCATCTGGCTCGATCAATTCTCTTCCATTATCCATGAAGAATGAGAACATCTCATTATCAAGATCTTCGTCTGTTCTATTTCTCAGTCTTAGAAGCGTATTAATATCTGTAAAGTCTTTGAAATATTGTTGATTTGACATCCATGCAAACAATACTAATGCCATAACAAGGTCGTCATGTGCACCAGGTTCTGCTTCGTACGAAGCATTTTTCTTTGAGAATCTGGATAGTTCGTATATAGTATCATGATCGTTAATGACCAGCTGATATTGCTCAACAAGAAGTTTAAGCAACGAGCAACCAATTGTCTTAGTTACTGCAGTCTGTTTTAGTCCACGTTCAGCATTCTTATTAAAACCGGCAGAGATTCTTTTGCCTTTAGGTCCTGCCTTCTCGGTAAAGATTAGGTTATCAGACTCGTAGTCAATGTACAATGCATCAGCAACTGTTATTCCAATATCATTAATTTCGACAAGGATTACAGCATTGTTATATTGTAAAGAGGTCTGGTGGATTGTTTGCGTATACTCGGCAGGAGGTGTAACATTGCTCTTGTAGACGCATACCTGGTTGTATGGCATTGTTGTTACATCGATCACCTGGAATGCAGAGTAGTCAAGTCCTTTACCGTGAGATACGTCACATGTCATAACATAACGGTGGTCTTTCTCAGGAAGGAAATATGTTGTCAAACCATCAGTCGATGATAAAGGACGTTGTGCAGTCAGTGTCTTAAGAACGGCACCAGAGATCAGTGTGCCAGATGAACCAAGCCATGCGCACTCAAATTCCTGAGCAAACTTCTCGTAGTCAAAGTCCATAGCTCCAAGTGTTTCTTGTTTCCATGCCTCGTTACGGCCAGGAACCATCTGCCAAGGAACCTCGACATACTGATATCCGTTGGTACCTTCTTTGGCACCAGTACAAGTCTTATAGAAGTGATTCAGACCATTCGGCGTCGAGGTGAACAGAATCTTGGTTGTTTCACCAGATGAAATTGTAGGGAAAACCGAGGCAAAAAACTCATCCCAGTTCTCAACGAACGCAGCTTCGTCAATGTATAGTAGCGAGATAGACTTACCACGAATGGCTGACGAACTTGTTGCAGCAGCAATAACCTTACAACCATTCTCAAGTTCGATCGAACCTTTGTTCCATTCAACAACACCCTGCTGCAACCAGTCAGGAAGAGATTCGTACGATAACTTTACACGATCCAGGATTTCTCGAGCTGCATCGCCTTTATTGGCAAGCAGAGCTACTGTCTTATGCTCATTGAAAAGAATATAATGTAGGATAACCGCAGCTGCCGTAGTAGTCTTACCCGCCTGACGACTGGTAACTACGGTAACACGACGGTTGTTTGTAAGTTTATCAATAATTTCTTTTTGATAATCGTAGAGAACTATCGGAATTAATCCGCGGTCAACGTGGACAATCTTGATATAACGTTCAGCAAAATAGATCGGATCATCGGCACATCTAAGCCACTCTTCAACCTGTTCGGCTGTCCATTCTATTTTTTTCCTGGCTTTTTTAAGAAGAGGGTTACCGTTGTATCCCTTATCAAAAGCCTTTTTGAGCTTATCAAGCATCGTCGCTATTATTTCTTCTTTGATCGATCATCTTTTGAAGTTCGGCAGTAGATCCGACAAAGAGATTATTAGTTACTTGTTGGTTGTTTGCCTCTGGCTCTGTCTCAAGAAGTTTTTTCTTCTTGGCTTGCAGGTCTAAAAGATCCTTGTTGGCACCTACCAGAGTATTCATCATGGTTGAAAGCACTTCATATGCTCTAGGATGTTGTGACTGTCTGGCTACATCCATTAGGTCAAACAATGCCTCTTGGCCTTTGCCTATTACATCCATAAGATTCTCACGGGCATAGTCAAAGTCATTTTGTATTGTAGGATCTTCTGGCTTATCTTGTACCATTGGAAGAAACTGTCTAGTATCATCCGGTTGGA